TGTAAATATTGGTTTACCTTCAACAACAATAGACGAACCTGGTGCCACAATTTGTGGCTTAATAGCTTCTTCATATTGCTTGGTGAGAAACGCAATTTGCTCTTTAGCTTTGGCGCTATATGGAAACCGTGTTCGCAAGTCGTTAATTTCTTCCAATATTTGATTTGCTCTTGACGGCGCGGCAAGCGCGTTAGTTGGCGCTGGTGCGACAGGCGCTGGTGCGACAGGCGCTGGTGCAAGCGCGTTGGTTTGTTTTGCGTTTTGTTGAGCAACCCAAGACCTAAAATCTAAGTCAGTTGTTTTGTCTTGTGACCATGCTTTGTAGCTGTCATCGTCTAATCCAAAAGTGGTTTGAGCTCCAACAGCTGGAGGTAATTGAGTAGCCTGAATTGGTTGCGGTGCGGTGCGGTTTGTGAACGACTTGTCTTGCTGATACGCCAAGATTGTTTGGTTTGCATCGAACAAATTTTTGCCCGCTTCTCGGACTTTTGGGTTTGGGTGCCGCAACATTTGCATGGCCGCATCCATAGGGTCGTCAGTAGCTGCGCCGTTTTGCTTGGCTGCGTTCATAACTTGGGTTACGTAGTCTTGCGCTTCTTGCGCTTCTCGGATTGACATCCGAGCTTGACCCAACTGCGCTTGCGCCAATTCATTTTGAGTGCCCGCAGCTCTTCTTTGATCTTGAGCAGCCAAAATGTTTTGCACTTGGCCGTATTGCGCCAGTGGGTCAGGCAATTGAAGTTGCTGAACGCCAAGGGAAATTCTAGGGTCAATAGGCATGTTTTATTCCTTAACCGATAGGATTGTTAACTACCGGCGATCTATTTTGTTGCAACGCATTTACTATATTTTGACCTTGCTGATAGTTCAAGTATGTATTCAAACCACCTGTCAAAGCGTTTGCAGTGCCAACATACCCCGATGCTCTGGCCGCAGCCGCGCTGCCTATATTGCTGCCAACATTTGACGCCATCTGCTGACCTTGTTGGCCTATTTGTTGAGCAGTGGTTTGACCCATGCCTGTCAATGACTGTAAAGGTTGTAAGCGAGCGGTGCGCTCGGCCTGATAGCGATTAAACGCGTTCATGTATTCTTGGCTACCCATTTCTTGGCCAAACCGTTGTAACGCTTTACCCGTACCGCCAGACAACAAGCCACCACGGGCCGCAGCAGAGCGTTCCAAGGCTTTCTGGCCTTCGCTTAAGCGAAACGCGTAACCTGGATCGGCTTGAAACTTATCCATAGTAAACGGCTGGTATTTTGACGCTTCAACCAATTCTGGCAATGCGTTAACACCTACGTCGTAAAACGGTTTTTGTCTTGCAACGTCTTCTTGGTATTGCCGGTATTGCAATTCCGAAGCGCGATCCATTGCGCCAGCTTGCTTGTCCGCAGCTTTGCCTGCTACATACCCGCTGTATATGGTGCTACCTACAACTGCTGTTGCTACCCATGACATATCAAACTCCTTGCGCCGGTATTTGCGGCAATGCGTCAACAGATGCAATCAACCCCAAATCGTCATACGATGGGGCGATAACTTCATGTTCAATTTTATCTAGCTCAGTTTCAGACTCAAACTCAGTCAAATGAACGGTCGTCCATATTGTGTCTTCTAACGCGCGAACCACACGTTTCAAGCCAACCTCTGATATAAACGTGCAAGGCGCTTTTAAATGTTTTTCGCCAAATTCGGTGTATACGATAACTTCACCTTGCGTGATGAAATTGAGGTGCTGGTGCCGGTGTATTTTTCCAATTACTATTGACCCTTTAGGGAGCTTTATTTCTCTGGCGTAAGTACAACATCCATACTTTTCATCTTTAGGTGAAAAATAATGTTTCAACGTGCATTCTTCAGCAATAGATTCCACTTCGCCATTGGCAATCATGGCGTCTAATCCGGCTTGAACCGTCAAGACGTTTTGGCGAAATTTAACCTTATCAACTAAATCGTTCACGAGACTTCCCTTCCGCTGACGCGCATGTTGATGGCGCTGGCTGTACCTGCGATTGTGGAGATAAATCCCCCAGAAGGCAATATCTGGCCAACGAGTTCAGGAAAGATGTAAGTCTCAGATGCGGCCAAGGTGCGCTGCTTGACGATCAAGTTGTCGTTGCTGGCGGTGCCTGTGGCCGTGATCAAGTTCACGCTGATGGTGGCCGATGAGCCACTGTAGTTGGTGGCGGTGAACTTGTCGATGATCGTGGTTACGCCATTGGCAATATATTGCGTTGTCTGCGTTGCCTCAACGGTCTTGGCTGGAACTAAATTTTTGGCGGTTACAGTCATTGAAGCACCTTTTACAAAACAACCCAGCGGGAGCCTGACGAAACCGTCACTGTCCTACCGCTAGCAATGGTGATCGGCCCAGCCGACATGCCTGAATTTCCAGTGGCTATAGTGTAACTCGTTGAAACGGTTTTGCTGTTGACGTAAATTCCGTTGCCCGCATTGAATTGCTGGGACAAGAATTCGCCCGTAGACGGCTTGTACAGCAACTTGGCATCACTGGTGTAAACCGTGGCCAACGAACCTGATGTGGCGGCGGCAAACGTAGGATATACGTTAGTGGCCGTGGTCGTGTCGTTGGTGATTGTTGCCCCGCTACCCGTAGCCACCGCCCAAACCGCCGTGGTGCCATTGGACGTCAAGACGTAGTTGTTGGCCCCAATGGCCAGCCTGGTGGCGCTGTTAGCGCCGTTGCCAATTATCAGGTCGCCCGTGCTGGTGATTGGCGACAAGGCGTTAAATGCTGCGCTGGCAGTCGTCTGGCCAGTACCGCCGTTGGCAATTGGCAGCGTGCCGGTCACTTGGGAGGTCAAATCTACGCCGGTCAACGTGCCGCCCAGTGTCAGGCTGCCACTGGATGTGACTGTGCCAGACAGGCTAATGCCATTAACCGTGCCGGTGCCAGACACACTGGTGACCGTGCCCACGTACTGGTCGTTCGACGTAATAGTAAAGTTTGGGTATGTACCACTGATGCTGGTCGTGCCTGCGCCCGTCAGTGACACTACTTGGTCAGGCAGCGTATTGGTGATCGTAAAGCTGGGGTAAGTGCCTGACGTGCTAATGCCCGTGCCGCCCGTCAGTGACACTACTTGGTCAGGCAGCGTATTGGTGATCGTAAAGTTGGGATACGTGCCTGATGTGCTGATACCCGTGCCGCCGGTCAGCGACACCGTCTGATCTGGCGCTGTATTGGTAAACGTCACGTCGCCCGTGGCAGACGACACCGAGATACCCGTGCCGGCAATTGCGCTAGTCACCCCCGTGTTGGCGATCGTAATCGACCCTGGGCCTTCTGTGATGCTGATTCCGGTGCCGTCCGTCAGGTTAGCGTTCTCCCACACGCCCGCTACGGCGTCATAAATCAGCGTGTTGCCAGATGCTAACGTTGTAAAGTTGACGTTGCCGTCCGTGCCGCCCAACACCGACCCGTAGGTTGGACGCACGAACAAAATGCCGTTTGACACGCCTACATTGACTACAGCAGCCACTAGGCAAATAGCTGCGGGCGTTGTGGGTTTAAACTTAGTCAAACCGCCGGTGACCAACGGGTCGTAGTACAACACATCGCCCTGCACCCATGTCTCAGCGCCGCCGGTAGTATCAATCTCCTTAACTTCGCCAAACGAAGTGACCGACACCCAGTCATTTGTTGCACCGCTCTCATGAGCGACACCCAAAATGTAGCTGGCCTGTTCAGGCTGCAGTCCGGTAGCTGGCGCGGCTTGCAGGCCGCCACTAGCGCCCAACGTGCCCGTAAACATCAGCACTTGGCCTTTGGTGGCTGAAGCAGACAGCTTGACACGGTAATACAACTCCTCGCCTATGCGCTGGATTGTTCCACCATTCATTTGGAACGTCAGTGTTTGAAACTGATCCGCGTTGTCGTAATACAGCTTGCCGGTGGCGTCTGTGACGGTAGCCGTGGTGTCAAACTGGATAAAGTCAGGCGACGAGATGCCACCAGTCACACCCGTCATCGACGTGATGTCGTTGTTGGTGCCTAAGACCGCCGCGCTCAGATTAGCCCGCGCTCCGCTGGCTGTGGTGGCTCCTGTGCCACCATTGGCAATATTCAAAATACCCGCAAGCGTAATTGTGCCGCTGGTGGTAATCGGGCCACCAGAAGTGGTCAAGCCGGTAGTGCCGCCCGATACATCGACTGATGTGACCGTACCTGAGCCGCCGCCTGCCGTTGCAGGTACGAATGGCGGCGCAAGTTGCAGGTCGTCCAAAGATGTTTGGTTGTTGCCGCCGCCAACCAAAGTAAATATGTTCAAAAAGAACCGATACCATTCCCGTGACATCAAGCCCGTGCGTGGGTCGATGAACTCGACCCGCGACGAGGGTAGGTTCGTTATATTGAGTTGCTCAGGCATTGGTCGGGCTCAGAATCAATTCAGCGCCCATGATGGCAACTTTCACTGGATCAGTGCCAGACACTTCATAGACCCTGTCCCGTAGCTTGAGCGTCATGCCCAATCGACGCCAGAACACACGCTGGTAGTACGCGCCGATCTTGCCCATGGGTGACCAATGCTCATTGCTCCAAGTGTGGCCACCATCATCCGACCAACGCAACATGACCTGTGGATCGTCGCCTTGGCCGTTGGCCAAGCCTGTACCAGATTCACAATCCAGTTGCAAACTGTGGTGGGTGGTGCGTTTGAGGTTGTTTGTGCCGCTGGGCAAAGCTCTCCACGACCGTAACCATTTTTGAACGCCACCATTGTCAGCGTAGACATCCAAGGTCATCTTGTAGATGTTGCCATTTTCAAAGTCACCAACAATGGTGTTGCCAACAAAATTACATTGGCAGTTAGACCGATGGCGAATAAAAGTCCCGTTGTCCCAGCCCGCCCGCTCATGCCACGCTTGGGTGGCCACGTCGTAGACCCATGTGGCATTGCCGGTGGGAAATGTCAGCACATAAAAGGCGTGGCCTTCTTGCTGGTAGGTGTACGCAATCGCGTCTGAAATGTTGCCGTATTGAGCGATTGCATACTCAACGGCGTGAGTGGATACCCGCTGGCCGGTGTAGCCGTTGGCTCGGTAGACGATGCCCTGGCCACGGGCATCGGTGCCTAGCCAAAACAAGCCGTTGTCCAGCTTGGCCACTGAAAACGCGGCCACGCAACCAATTTCGTTGAAAGCACCTTGGATGCGGGTCAGCGGGAAATCGGCCAAGCCAGCGTCGTACCAGACTTCAATTGAGTCGGTGCCAAACATCCATGCTTCACGGTGGTCTATGTTGATAGCCACCAAACCGTCGGGCGAGCCCTCCGTGCTGGCAAAATCCAGCGGATCGACAGACAAGCCATCCAACAAAGATGTCACCCACACCTTTTGGCTGTTGGGTTCGTTGAACACAAAGTAGCCGTCCAAGTAGCCCACAGTCACCGCGCCAGGGAAATCTGGGTCGGTGATTTGCTGAAACACGTTGGTGACTTCGTTGTAAATGTAGCTGTCAGGGTTGCAGGCAAAGAAAAGCTGGGTTCCATTGTCAGCAATAGACACGGGGCCCGTGCCGGTGACATTGCCCAAAAAAGTAGGCGCAGAGGTCATGCCGTCAAGTTTGTAGACTTCGTTGCCCGACACCACAAAGATATTCGACCCATTGGTCTGGTGTGCCCACAGAGCACGGATGGGGCCGGTGCCGATTGTCTGCAAGAATTCTAAGCCAGGGCAACGCGTCAAAAAAGCCGCAGTTTTGCCGCCGTCTGGCGTGGCTTCTGGGTACAAATTGACCATGCGATTGTCGGCAGCGTTGATGCTGCGAGCAACATAACTGGAGCCAAGAATCGGGGTTTGCATCAGTAATTACCGGCGTAAATGTTGAACCGTTGGCGTGTGGCCACAATGGCGTAAGGCATGGACATCACATCGTCAGGATTGTTGATGCGTTTCAAGTTACGCTTGGAAGTCATGGCAATACGTTGCACTTGTGGACTTGGCTCCACGCCAAACTCAGGTGCAATTTCCATGGCCAAATTGTAAGTAAACGCTCGCAAATAACCTGGTGGAAACAAAATGTTGGTCACCAAAGTGGCTGGTTCAGCCAGTTTTTGCACACTGATAAAGTGCCATTCCAAGTCGCGCGTAGGGCGTGGGTAGATGGTCATTGTGACATCAGGAAACCCCATATTCACAAAAATCACTTGGGGGTATGTGCTAGTCACAGTTTTGACCGCAATGCCGTCGTACTGTTGTTGGTTGATGAATTTAATGCCAAACGACACGTTGGTGCCTGGATCGCGAAAATATGTGGCGTCATCCAATAAAACGGGCCGCAAGCCTACAAAATTGCCCGTTGGGCCAAGAGTGCGGATGTACTCACCGGCAGGCCAAGTAAACACTTGGTCTTGGGTACAGAATACGGAAAGGCGCTCGGTGTTCCATGAATCAATCATCTGATTCAACGCCATCAAAGCGTCTTGGGACACGGACGCAGAAGGTGTTTCACCTTCAGCCAACACACCAAGCAATCGTAATGCTCTATTGATTTGATCGCCAGCAGTGTATGTGGCCATGTTTAAACTCCTTGTTCGACCACCTCTGGTGATCGGCTACGACGACGTTTGACTTCCAGTTCGTTGACGACAGGAGCCGCCTCAACAGGCGTGTCTAAAGTATATCGTACCCAGCCATTTTGTTCATCTGCCAGTGCTTCAAGTTCCATGGTTGCAACTTTAGCGCCGTGAATTGGGTGAGACATGTAGATAACAGACATGATTTAAAAAGGGGCTGTTTAGGCCCCTTGGGTTGGTTTAGGCAGTGATGCCGATGTTTTTCAGCGCAACGCGAAGAGCGTTAATGGCAGTAGCCAACTCAGTTCCTGTAGCAGTATTGGTAACCGCAGTAATGGCGGCTGCTTGAGTTACAGGCGTGACCCCGTAAAAACCCGCAGTTCCACCTGCTTTACCCATAACCGCGCCGTCAAGTTGCTGGTCTTCATAAGCAACGCCGATTGGTTTTGTGTTCGTAGGCATGATTTTTCCTTTAAGAAAGGGGGCCGAAGCCCCCAATCAAATTTACATCAAAAATGCAGAGTAAGCTGCGTCGCCAGTCTTTACGAAACGGTAAGTGTTTGCACCGAAACGTGGGACAGTGACTGAGCCAACAATCGTAATACCAGTGCCTGTAGTGATAGGAACGGTAGACGACGCGCCTGAGTTGTTGTCGTTGCAAATTGTCAACTCAAAAGATGAGCCAACTTTTGCGCTGGGGATAGCTGCATCAAGCAATGCTGCTGTAGGCAGAGTTACTGTCAATGTAGCGTCCGAAGCTTTTTTACAAACAACCAAACCAACTGCAACTTGAGCCGCAGTTAATGTGGTGTCACCAGTCAATGTAGCGGGGATGGTCTGAACGCCCATCACTGCTTCTGTCAGATTGCCGTCACCAACTTGGTAACCGCCTGCGCCATTAGGTAATGCCATGATATTTTTCCTTCAAAAAAAGTTACTGATTAGCCCCACATGCGGCAGGCCATTTGTGGACGGATTGTGCTGAAGCCATACAGAACGTCAATACGGCAAGGCATACGGTCGTTGTTGATGTCGTACTGACGAACAACGCGCAAGCTGATACCGTTA